CACTCTGGACCACCACATAGGTGGTGGCCCCAGCAGCACGCATGACACCCTCGCCTGCGGCGGTGGCGCCAGCGGTCATCTGGACGTAGATCCAGGTGCGCTCGCCAACATCCGCATCGGTGTCCGCTGCAGTAGCCGGCTCACAGTGAATGAAGCCGAGAGGAAGATCTGCTGTAGTGGAGACCGTCGTGATGGCGATCCCCATTGCTGATTTAGACATGATGTCTCCTTACGGGGTCGCGCCACCGGTGACAACAGCGTTGCCCCGAAGCTGGTTGGTGTGCATGCCCATGTTGAGAACGATCTCGTAGCGGAACAGGTCCTGCTCCGGGATACGGAACGGACCGCGAACGGCAAAGTCACCCTTCGTCTCCTGGGACGCGTCGTGCCCCAGAGTGTACGCGTGCCAGAGGCTCGTCTTGAGCATGTAGATGACACCGCGCCGAGCGTCAGGCGTGGTGAACGCGGCATCGGTGATGTCGATGCTGTCGTCGAGGAAGAAGTTCGCCGTCAGGAACTTCATGCCCTGGCGAACATTCGCAGGAGCAGTGTCGTTCTTGATGGTCGTGACCTGAATCTGCTCATCGAGGTCTTCGATGTAGTTCAGGTACGAGAGCTCGTCACCAATCATAAGGTCAACATCACCCGACATCTTGGCGCCCTGACGATTGGCGGCGAAGAACGCCTTCCGCATCTGGGAGCGACCATTGACAGAGAAGGAACTGATGGTCTCGTACTGATTGACCCAGCCGGGCGTGGTCGTCTTGTCGAGGTTGTGAACCGTGTTGCCAGTGGCTGCCTGCGCAGCCGTCGAGGCGAACTCCAGGAAGCCTGCCCTTGTCGTCCCATTGGGATTGAAGGTCGTGTCGCCATTCAGAGTTGCAAAACTGCCAACCTGTGCCCCGTTGCCGGTGCCGAGCTGGTCAGAAATCCGCTCATGAAAGTCGCTGATGGCGCTTTCTGGGTAGTTCTTGAGGATGCGAGCAAGGTCCTGCTCACCATTAGCCTCGGCCAGGTCCTTGCCAGGCACGTCAAACGCGTAGATGAGACGCGGTGCGAAGGTATTCCCTCGCAGAGCCGCCTGGTTCCGCCCACCGGTGATGACTTCGGACCCTGTGAGGATCGTCGTCACACCACCCGGACCTGCCGTCTGAACGACGAACTCGCGGAAGGGACCTTGAAGAGTGTCTCGTGAAAAATTGCCCTTCTGGACGATCTTCTCGAGGAGCGGGTGCCACGTAGTGAAAAGCTCACTGTACGCAGGCATCAGCTCCTGGAGCGCCGTCGCGAGGACATCAGCACTGATTGCCATGTATTACCTCTTTCCACCGCGCACGGACCGGAGAGCCCTGGTGACGGCATTGTTTCTGACGTCGTCGAAGGTCTTGGCATCACCAGTCCCGGCCACTGCACGATGCGGTGACGGAGCGGAACCGGTGGCACCCGAGGTAATCCGAGCTCCAGGTCGAGGAGCCGCAGGCTTGGAAACAATGTTCCCAGCCAGCTGCAACGCGAATTTATCTGGAGTCCCAGCTACCCGTGCCTGTCGTGCAACAGCTCTCGCCGCCTCACTCAAGGACATAACCTTCGGGATTGCTTCGAGATCCCAGTCTTCCTCAAGGAGCTCGCCAAACAATGTCAGCTTCGCTTTATCCTTGAAGATCTCCGGGTGCGCTGCCCTGAAACCGGTTGCGATGGCTTCCGCCTCTTCGTCAACCGCCTTCTGCATTGCCGCCTTGTACTCTTCGTACTCACTTGCTGTGACACCGGAGGATTTCTCCAGATCATCAAACTTGCCTTGGAGCTTCTCAAGAGCCGAGGATGTCTCCGCAACACGCGGGTCCTCAACACCGTCAAGCAATCCAGAGTAAATCTCCTGGAGGCGCTGATTCTCGGCCTCCCGAGTCTTCATCTCACTGTCAACCCAACCTTGGCGATGGGCGTAAATCTTCTGCCCCCAATTGCGCACAGGCTCGGGGAGAGCGTCCGTCGTTCCATCCCATGCATCCCAGCCGAAACTGTCAGCAGTAGGGAACGGAGACGATTCCTGGCTCGACTCCTGACTCGATTCCACGGAGGCTACCGAAGCCTCCGAAGAAGAGGCCCCGGTATCAGCTGCCGCCGCAGGGGGAGAGGCGACTGATTCAGAGGATTCTGTGACCGGAGCCTCTCCTACGGTCTCTGTAACCGCAGGCACTTCGGTGGTTTCACTTGTAGCCATGTTTCTTCATCGCTTTGCCGGCGGCGTTGTTCCGCTTGGCTGTCAGCCCGATGAGCAGGCCAGCTGGGCCTTCTGGCGGACCCTCATCCGGGGGGCCTTCTTCGGATTCTTCAACTTCCTCAACTTCCTCCTCCATGGGCGGCCCGTCCATGGGCGGCTCTTCCATAGGAGGCCCACCCATCATGCCATCACCCATCAGAGAAATCCCAAGCTCCGAAGCCTTCTGAAGCAGCTCTTCAGCGGAACTGGCTCCAAGAAGAGTTTCAGCCGCTTTCAGCTCTTCATCGCTGTAACCAACACCTTCGGGCATAAGAACTCCTCTGCTCTGTGTACTAAATAGCAGCCCAGTTGTCAATCATCTAAGGCTGGTAGCGCCCTTTTTCAACGCAGTTTGCTTGGCCTCAAGGTCCCTGAAACCCTGGCGGCGTGCAGTTGTTTCGCATTTTTCCCGCACCACATCTTTGTGGCGTTGGAACTCCTGTTTCCCTTGAAACCGTACCTCGGGATTCTCACGGCGATACTGCCTCAACTCCGCGTTGGTCTCGAACTTCCGGCCAATTTGACTGAATGTGTACGCGGATTTCGACGGCAGGGGTCCGACCGTCATGACTGGCGCTGGCACAATCGACAAGAACACCCCACACTCGGGGCACTTTTGCTGGTGCCGATCATCAATTCTACAGATGATGTCGCTGTAGTAACCATCCCCCTCGGGGCACTGCATGTCATAGATGGGCATCAGCCTAACCCCTTCATTCCAGCTTGAAGCCCTTGGGCCGCCCCAGCGAACCCTGCGCCTGCACCACCACCTGGTGAGGGTGGAAGCGGAACTTCAAGGCCCGGAGGGAGCGCTCCGGTCGCGAGGGTGTCCTGGCCCGGAGGAGGTGCCGGCATCCCAGGCGGCATCCCAGGCGCGGCAGCGGGTTGCGGTCCACCCCGCTGTTGAATCTCGGAGAGGCCCAGGAGATCGAGAAGCTTGGTCATCAACTTCTCCTGGTCCACAGCAGGGGACTGCAGCAAAAGGTCCATGTACTGCTGAATCTTCTGGAGCTGGAGCAACCGGTGGTTCTCGGTGGGGCTGTAGGCAACCGCATCATAGTCATAGTCGAAAATGGACTCCACGGACTCCTTATTCGGGTCCCGGGTCTTCAAGGCCTCTCGGGTAATCAACAGAACCGATTGACTATCGGTCAGCCGAAGAGGAAGCTCAGTATCCGCAGGAAGGTACTCCTCATAGAGTGACATGGCGGATGTCGCCAGCCAGGACACGATGTCCTGAACCGCCTTGATACGGCGGCCATTTCGAGTTCGAGTAGCTGTATCGGCAAGGGCTACCTCGGTAGCGACATCGGCAACACCCACGACACCACGGCTGTACGCTGGGATGCCCAGAGTAAACTCAATGATGTGGATGCACCGCTCCCTCATTTTAGCGAAGGAGGGGGAGATTTGCGGAGTTGGAGTTTGACCAATGAGGTCACGCAGCGGAGCCTTATGCTTCCCCTGGATGCCCACCATGGCCCCAGGGAGATTGGCCTGGATTAGAGCGGACTTGAGATCCTCGGTGTTGTCTACCATCGACTCATTGATCAAGGTCACTGGGTTGGACGCGTGAGCGTGCCAGAGCTCGAGCGTGTCGATCTCATTGAGCCGCTCGTAGGCATTGGCGATGAGCTTGATGTCGCTCACCCCACCCGTGTCCGTCATGTTGTCGTTGAAGGTAAGCATCCGGAAGGGGTTCTTCAGGAACCTATACGGCAGCTTGCCTGTGAACAACGGGGTTTCCATGTCGTCAATCCAGTGACTGTACTCACTGTGCTCGAAGTCGTAGAACTCGTACACCACAACCCAGTCAAAGACCTCCTTGGAGGCCCCATGAATCATGCTGCGATCCCGACGCTGGTCCTGCAACCACCCTGGGTAGGAAGCGAACTTGGCCTTCTCGGCAACCTTCTTGTTGTAGGTGCCACCTTTCCGCTTCTGCTTCTTGATGCGCTTGTGGAACTGACCCTTGGTCAACACGGTGACCTCAATGCAATAGCGCATGTCCTCCCAATCCACTGACATGTCGAACATGAAGTGGCGTGGGTCGATGATACGAAACTCGGGGCGCTGCTTCTTGAAGTCCCAGACCGTCTTGAGAATGCCCCGCCCGCACAGTGCAGTGTTGGTGGCGAGCTTCCACAACTTCTTGTGAGTCTGGTTCAGACGATAAGTCTCGTTGATCAAAGCCTCTCGGAACCGGGCAATCTCCCGCTTCTCTTCTCGCCGGGCTGTGACTGTGACCTGCGGGTTTGTCGGGCAGACGTTCGCGATCATCGTGTCGATGTAAGCGTAGGGGTAGTTGGCTTCGAGGTTGAGCTCGTCCTCGTCGGTCTGATCGCCAGCCCCGGTGGGAAGGTCCTCATGGGCTCGCCAGCTCTCCGACAAATACCAGCTCCGGTACTTGTCCCAATCACGGCGTTCGCCGCGCCCCTTTTCCCGGTGCGTCCGGATGATATCAATGATTTGTTTCCCTGCTCGTTTCGTTCCCACGCTCTACTCCAATGCCTGAAAGGTTCGACCATCAATTTCAATAATACGGGCCGCCCCGAGCTCCTTCCACCTCCTGCCTTGACCGTCGACCAACACATTTGGATCGTCAGGGGATACTGCCCAGTTACTGGGAATTTCCCGCTGGCTTGAATCGTCAGGAGTCTCCTCCCAACCCGGCGGGGGGCCATCCTCCACTGGAGCCACCTTCGGACCTCGGATAATGCCTCGAAGCTTCTCTACAACCTCCCCTGGAATCTTGGAGGCTTCCGACTGGTTCAGAACTTCTCCCAACTTCTCTCGCACCTGCCCTGGGAGAGCCCGAGCCCGAGAGAGCGCGTCGTCAGCAGGCTCTGTGTCTTCCTGGCCCATCGCCTTCTTCACAGCTCTGTCTCGAATCTCATCGGGTGTCTCTGCCACGCTCTACTCCAATGCTCTGAACCGTCGCCCATCCGGTGCGACGAAGATGGTTGGGTCTTGCGGATCTACCGTGAAGCCCTGAGGCGGTGCTCCCGCCGCATCTTCCCTCCGCTGTATTTTCTCTGCGAATGCCATCCCGTACTCTGGTGAGCCAACAGGAGGTAGTCTCCGCCCCGGGGGTGCTGGAGTGGAGTGACGCCCCGTAGGGAGATCAATCTCAGGCTTCTGGGACTGGGGGAGGGTTCGCAGCGCCTCGGCGAACTGGTCATCAGGAAGCCGCAGCATCGCCTCCAGTTCCGCTTCAGCAATATTGATCCCAGCCTGCTCAAAAAGCTTCGCCATATGCCCCCCAGGGTTTAGCCGGGTTCGCTGGAGATCCTCATGAGTGGGAGCAGGTCTCCCTGGCCATGGACTGTCTGGGGCTCCAATCACCGAAGTCTCGCCCGGTGACTCCGGGCGACCCATCGTTCCGGCACCGCCCTCCGTGTCAGCTGTATTCCCCATCGCCGTAGCTGCAGCCTTCTGTCGAACCGTATCAAAGTAGGTCTCGGGCTCGGGCATCTACTCCTCCTCGGCAGCGGCAGTGTCTGCCTCATCTGGATAACCGTGCTTCTTCAATGCCTCTCGAGCTGCCGTTCGTCGAGTCTGCCGGGCTGTCGGGTATGTAATCCCAGGCTTCAATTCCTTGAGTTGTTCAGTAAGATCAATGTGATCCATCGGTTGTTCCGCAGGTAAAATGGTCTTCCAACCTACTGCTGAAGTGTGGGTTCGGTAGGTGCCATTGTCCATTACCTCCAGTGTACGTCCGTCTGGCAACGAGTAGAGCCCGGGAGTAGGGGTGAACTCGGCTTTGTAGGACTGTATGAACTTCTTCCCACCCTTCTTGTGAACCTTGGGCACTTACTTCCTCCTGCGAGTCGACCGATACCGCGCGCGGCGCCTCGGCTCGTCCTTCTTCTTATACGCCTTTTCCCTGTACTTCTCCACCTGGTCATAGGTCATATCCTTGAACAGGAGGACATTCTCCTGGTCTTCCGAAGGCTTCTGCTTGAACCTCAACGGGGCATCTCGGGCCGCGACAACCGCAATCATCAGCGCACTAACCTTGTCCCAGTGGCCCCGGTCCCGACGCCGGTCCTTCCGGGTCGCCATGATCTCGGCCTTGACAGAGCGCTGCACTTCACGGTCATTGCCGTACCCCCCCAGCTGTCCGACGGTGTCATCGTCGTAGAGCTTGAGCTCATCCTTCAATGCTGTCGTCAGGTAGCCCAGCATCTGGGCCTCGGACTGCTTCCAGATACCTGGCTTGTAAGGCTTGGCGTAGTAGAGGTTCTCGTAGCCCCGGTCGATAAGCATCCCGAGGAAACCCTCGCCGACACCGTTCCGCTCCACACCTACCAGAGCATTGTGGTAGCGCTCTGCCACCCGCAAGAGCTCATCGGCGAGCGCATTCGGGTC